TCTTTATGTCTTTATAACTTTCAATGAAAAGCAAAAGAGTTGCAGCAGCGCTGTGCCACAGCGCTGCTGCCAGCTCAGCTACTTTTTTAAGTCATAAAGACAAAGACACAAAGACACTTTGAGACGCTAAAGCGTCTTTCAGGTGTCCTGAGTGCCTAAGTCTTTTTAAAGGCTGTGCCTTGCATAGCTTTGGCGTTTGCCTTTTCGGGTTTTCGAACGCCTGGGCCTGACCGGGTCCGAGCGCCCACGGCAGCCCCAACCCAAAAACAGGCGCAACAGCGTCCAAGCGGCTTGTTAATGAGCGTAGCGAATTACAAGGGCGCGATCACCCTTCACGGGTAGTTATGGCGCCAGGACGGGCGTTTTTCGACCGTTCGTCGGACGGCTCCAGTCCGCAGGAAGGTTAGCCAGCCCTTCGGCCGGTTTTCACGTCGCGTGCCAAGCATGGCACCGTGACTCCATGGGTCAGGACCACACGCCTGATCTCCGACATCCGCTACTACCCGAAGGACTGCTCATGTTCGCAATCGAGAACGTCAAGTCTGGCCGCGCCAGAAGCACGCCGGCTCAGTCACGTCATCGCAACCTCTACGACGGCATGCGCGCTGGGTGCAACTGCCACCTCAACACCGTCCACGTTGACGCGATTCCCAGCGCAGATTCAAGTACTTGGACGCGACGATTGCAACGACTTCTTCATCGGCATGAGCGCCATCCGGGACGAAATTACCCCATAAAAATCAAAGGCTTAGCTAAGACTTCCGCAATGTTGGCAGCGCTTGAAGCATGTCGTGACGCTAGGATTCGTCGCAGCACCCGTATATCTACGCGGGACCACTCAGCGCAGGATCACTTTCCGGCAAGGCATGTCCTGAACCCTGGTACCTATACAAGTGCATCAGCCTTACGGAGCCGCCTGTGAAACCCAAACTCAACCTGCTTGAGAGCATCTTGAAGCTCATCGAGACCATGGACGCTCACCCCATCGGAGCAGCCTTCTTCATTCGCCTCGTCACGGTGTGCTTGGGTAGCCTTGTCATTGCAGCCGTGGGAGCGTTGTTCAAGAGCTTGATGAGCCAGCTGTTTTGATGGTCTGCTCTCCGGCCGTCAACCTGACCGAGTAGTTCATGCTTGAACTATCCTCCCGAGGGCAGATATTTCATGCTTGAAATAGTCCGGAACCGTCTAAGAAGGTACAAATTAGACGGTTGCTGGAGCACTGAAGGCGCATTCGCACCGTTGAGGCCCAGATACCTCCAGCATGCACCCGTTGAGGCCCAGAGGTGAAAAAGCCGCACGGATGCAGAGTTCAGCATCAACACGGTACTGACACCTTAGAGCCTCACCAGCGCTGTGCAACCTGGCCGAGGCTTCCGCCATTGGGAAAATGGAACATGTCTCCGGTACTGGGGCTTTGCGGGGGCTCAGATTCCGCGAGCCTGCTCGCCACGAATTCCCAAACCCCCATCCCAGCCTGCTCGCGATCACCCCAGATCGAACCACCACCTAGATAGAAACAGAGACCCAGAAATTATTAGGCCCGCGCTATCCCGCGATTTTGGGTCAATCGCCTCACAGCTCATGACTGCTGAGGCAACTCGCCTCGGGATGACATTTCGCTGATTTCATCAGTTGCTGCGGCCCACATTTTGTGAAGCGCAGCTTTTAATGTGTCTTCGCCCTTGACGCTAAGGATGGCGTCGAACTGCTTCAGCCTTGTGAACAATCTCAAGCCGCGCGCTGTTAAACGAAATTCTCGATTGTCCTCGTGATCCGCGACGAAGTTGCCATCAATCAACTTCATTTCCTGAATGTCCGAAAGAGGCTCCGTGACAACCCGAAAGCTTCTCCCATCTTCTGGGATATCAAACTTCAGATAGGCTGACATAGCGCGAAGTGTTTCTACGTCGAGTCCCCTCTTAAACTCGCCACTCTCCTCTAGATGCTTCAACACCGCCCACTCTATGGCGCCGATTCCTTCCGGAACGGTCTTGTCCGTATCCAAAAGATCAAACAATTGCTGGATAATGGTTGCTGAACTTATCGTCTGCTGCAACAGGTAGCGGCCTCTTCGTCTGGCGTCTTCGATCTGCCCGGACAAATCATTAAGCTGGCCTGCCCGTGTTGCCGAAATTGCTTCAGCCTCCAGGCGCGAAGCTTCCGCTGCCTCTTTAAGTGCTTCACTCAGATTGCGCTGCTCATTGGCTTCGTCGCGCTCGATTGTCAGTTTCCCCAGTTCCGAGCGCAACCGGATGTTCTCCGACTTCAACTCATTCGATTGCTCAAGCGTGAGGGTGACGGTACCGTCGATACTGCGTCGGTCGTCCTCTACTCCCTTTTGCTGCAGGCGCCACCACTTCGAAACCCATCGTGACGGCCTCGGCAACGCGAACAAGTAGAGGGCAGTGGTCAGCGCGGGCAGCAATACACCGTTGACGGCGATGGCCCACGCATCTGGAAAGCAAATCTGTTTTATCAGTGTGATCGTCTCAACTGCGGGCGTCTTCGAAAAAAGCAGTACGAAGAACTTGTAGTTCCACAACGACCACGAAATCACGAACGTGCTGATCAGCGGACTCGACAGGCGCTCGTCTATGACACTTCCCAGCGTCTTGCTGATGTTGTCCCAGCTCATGGTCAGAACTCCTCGAACGTTGAACGTGGCTCTTGTGGGACGTGCCGCTGGAAGACCCAGAAGTCCTCTTCAAGCAGACCAGTAATCACCTCCTGCTCGATGCCGCTATCGTCCATGTTGTCGCAGCCGTTGTAGACGCTCCAGCTGTACTTGTAGTGCAGGTGGACCATGTCACCTTGGTACTCGACGTGGGTGATCTCTGGGTCAACAACGTGCGCTCGCGGATTCATCAAGTCGAAGTCCATTGCGTCCTTCAACAGACTCCCTGACCTCATGAAGACGCTACGCATCTCGTCCTCATCCTCAAGCGCCGCAATCCGAATCGGTCCATCGTCCATGGCTACTCCCTCCTTGTTGACCTCCAATCGTAACGAAACGTGAGGCCAAGGCGCGCCCCGTGTAAATACGTCTTTCAGAGAGCGGCGCGAAGACCGCAGGGAGACGATTCATGTGTGGTGGTGGACCCAAAGGCCCTAGTGCAGCAGAACAGCAAGCGCAGGCAGAAGCGAACGCAGCGTTGATCCGTGCAGAGACGGACAAGATCAAGGCAGAGCAGGAGATCGAGAAGCAGAAGCAGGCTGACAAGGTCATGGCCGACAACAAGGCCATGGCACAAGCAGACCAGCAGAAGAAGCAGCGTCAGTTGACTCTGTTGGGCGGCATCCTCGGTGAAGACGAGGACGAAACGCCGCTCGACAGCACGCTCACCGACAGAAAGAAGTCGAAGAAGAAGCCGCTACTGCAGCAGCTTGGGGAGTAAGCCGCAATGGCAGGCTCCTACCAGGAACCCTCGGAGAAGGGTAAGTCGGTCGTTTCTCAGTTCGACAAGCTGAAGGCGATCCGGTCACCGCTCGATCGCGAGTACCGCGAGTGCTACGAGTACACCAAGCCGTTCCTCGGCATCGGCTTCGACGAAGGAACGGACGGCGACGGCTACCTCAACGCCCACACGGCCAAGTCCAAGCAAGCCAAGCTGCTCGACAGCACGGCAACGGACGCCGTGCGGATGCTCGCAAGCTCGGTGCTTTCGAGTCTCACACCGCCCAACACGCTCTGGTTTGACCTCGCTGATGGATCACGGGTCGATGACGACCTCGACCAGGAGTCGAAGGAGTGGCTGAAGAACGCAGCCAAGCGCCTGCACACGCTCATCCACTCGTCCAACTACGACAACGAGGCCATGACCTTTGTCGAGCACATGGTCATCGCCGGCATCGGTGGCATCTACATCGAGGAAAAGAACGGAAAGCTCCGCTTCGAGAACTGGCCGCTCAATCACCTGTACGTGCAGGAGACCCTGAACCTCGGCTACATCGACACCGTCTACCGCCAGTTCTACTACACGGTCCAAGAGGCTGTGTACGAGTTCGGACTGAACGCGCTGCCGCAGAAGATGCGGGAGGCCTACGACCAGAACCCGCATGACGTGACGCCTCATCGCTTCGTCGTGGCGATCCGTCCACGCATCAAGAACGGCAAGCAGTCCACCGGAAACACCGCACGCAATCTGCCATGGGAGTCCATCTGGGTCAGTGGGTGCGGCTGCGTCGTCCGAGAGTCAGGCTTCCACGAGATGCCTGTCATCGTGCCCCGCTGGCAGACCATTCCAGATACCGACTACGGGCGCGGACCAGTCTCCGACGCTCTTCCCGACATCAAGACCCTCAACAAGGTCACGGAGACCTACCTGCTGAACATGGACATGCACGTAGCTGGCATGTTCAAGGTCAAGGACGACGGGGTCATCAACCCGAACACGATTCGCTTTGGTCCGCGCCGCTTCATTCCAGTGAGCGACATGGACAACATCCAGCCGTTGCAGACAGGTGGCGACATCAACTTCGCGGTCAACCAGATCGAGTCCCTACGGTCCAACATCAAGCAGATTCTTCTGGCGAACAGGCTCAGCTTCGACAAGGCGATTCAGACCGCTACAGAGGTTCAGACCAGGAACAACCAGGTCCGCCAGATTCTCGGCCCGATCTTTGCCCGCATGCAGTCAGAGTTCCTGACTCACCTCGTTGAGCGCTGCTTTGGCTTGGCGCTTCGCGCTGGGCTGTTCCAGCCGATCCCAGAGGGGCTCCGTGGCCGTGAATTCGAGATCGACTACCGCTCTCCGCTTGCACGCTCCCAGAAGATGCAGGAGGTCGAACAGGTCGATGTCTTCATGGCTGCAGCAGCCAAGCTGGGCGAAGTCCAAGGGGCGATCACCTCGCCAGTCATGGACCTCATCGAGTTCGATTCGATGCTTCGCTCCTACGCAGAGCAGTTGGGAATCGACCCCGCACTGGTGAACGACGAGAACGCAGTCAAGAAGCTGCGCCTCCAGCGTCAGCAAGCACAGCGGGCAGCAGCCGAGGCAGAGCAGCAGCGCATGGCTCAAGAACAAGCGGCTAGCCGCCCACAGCAACCAGGACTCTTCGAATGAACGACAACAAAGTGACGCCGCAGACGTACGCCGCGGCTTTCATCCACAACCCAGCCGGTGCCGCAATCCTTGAGGTACTGCACCGCCTGTACTACGACACCGACGCGTTCGACGCGGACCCCTACGTCCACGCTCGAAACGCCGGCCGCCGCGATGTGGTTCGCCACATCCTCATCAAGCTCGGGCAAGCCGAGAACCCACCACAACTAGAAGAAGGAAACGAACCTCAATGAGCGAAGAACTCAACCAAGCAGATACCGCATCCGCGCCTGCTGAAGTAGAAGATCAAGCGGAGACACAACAGGCTGCCGAAGCAGCTCCACCGGCCACACCAGAGACGCCAGCCGATCCGCTGTCCCTTGTTCCGAAGAAGTATCGAAACGCCGACGGCACTGTAGACATGGACCGTTTCGTCAAGGGGCACTTGGCTCTGGACAAGATGCTCGGGAAGCGCTCGATACCTGCATCGTCCGTCGAGGACTATGCCTACGACTTCGGCGACGCCTTCGAGGTCGATGAAGAGCGTACCAGCGCATTCAAGGCGGAGGCTCTGGCCAAGGGCTTCACGAAGGAGCAATACGCCTTCGCCATGGAGAAGTTTGCAGCCCACCTCCAGGAGCAAGCTCAGGCCGGCTGGACTTCGGAAAAGACGATTGCGCACCTCAAGGAGGCCTGGGGCGATTCCTTCAAGGAGAACTCCAGAGCAGCCAATGCCGCGTTCGCCGTCTACGCGCCTGAAGACGCCGACATGAACGACCCTGTATGGGGCCATCCCGCTGTGGTCAAGCTGCTTGCACGCATCGGCGCTGAGGTCGGAGAAGACAGCGTCTCACAGCGCAAGGTCTCCAGTTCGAAGGGACCTTCAATGTCCCGCGAGCAGATCGACGAAATCCAGCGATCCGCCAAGTACATGAGTGGTGATCCAGAGGCCAACAAGATCGTCACTGACTGGTACGCAGCGAACTTCAAGTAAGCCGTTGCGACAGGCACGACTCAAGCCCTCCTAGCGAGGGCTTTTCTACGTCTACGTGGCCCCGCCAATAAATACCCGGTCACACCCAGCAAGGACACGCCTATTGGCCCCATGAGTTGGCGATGACATCGCCCTCCGAATAGCTCGGAGACACGCACTCCCCATTCGAACAACAAAAACAAAGGGAGGCCACTCATGGCTATCACTATCGACAACGCATTCATTGCGCAGTTCGGTGCAGACGTAAAGCACGCATATCAACTCGAATCGAAACTCTGGAACGCTGTTCGCAAGCGCACTGGTGTTGTCGGTTCCACCTCGAAGTTCCAGACCCTCGGTGCAGTTTCTGCGTACACCAAGACCCGCAACGCGGATCTGACGGTTCTCGAACCAGCACACGCCCAAGTCACGGTCACTCTGACCGATCACTACGCAACCGTTCTCGCCGACGACCTTGACCTGCTCAAGACCAACGTTGACATCAAGCGCGAGTACGTCAAGACCGTTTCCAAGTCCATCGCCAAGAAGATCGACGAATTGATCATCACTGCTGCTGTCGCCGGCTCCAATGCCGCTACCGCTTCCGGTGCTCTGTCTGTCGCGCGTGTCCTCGAAGTAAAGAAGATGCTCGACAACGCTGGCGTTCCAGCTGATGGCCGCGTGTACGTGGTCGGTGCTTCGGCAATGCAAGGTCTGCTCGGAGAAACGAAGGCGACCTCCGTTGACTACACGTCAGTGAAGTCCCTGGTTCAAGGCCAGATCGACACCTTCATCGGCTTCAAGTTCATTCAGGTTCCTGACTCGTACCTGCCGTTGAACGCGACTCCAACCCCAGACACCCGCATGTGCTTCGCCTTCCACGAAGACGCACTCGGTGTGGCTGTCGGTCAAGACCCAAAAACCTTGATCGAGTGGTCGCCTGACAAGCACGCTTGGTGGGTCAAGGCAACGCTCTCTATGGGCGCTGCAATCATCGATCCGACCGGCGTTGTTGAACAAGAAGTCGACATCTAAACCGTACCGACTCAATGACACAGGGACTGCCGAAGGGGAGTCCCTTTCTTCTGCCTCCCGGATGAATGGTCCAAATAAATACCGGCTACTACAGGGAGTGGCCGCATGGACCAAGACGCAGGCAAAGTCAGAATCATCAATATCGCTCTCGCCCGAATCGGCGATGCAGCAATCACGGCCCTAGATGAGGGCACACCGCAACAGCAGAAGGCGGTCACGTTCTTCACGAATACACGTGAATCGCTGTTGAGGCAGCACCCATGGAACTTTGCGGTCCATGAGGTCGAGTTGGCGCGTATCCCCAACGAGCGCCCCTTCGAGTTCAGCTACGCGTTTCAGCTACCGGCTGACTACATCCGGTTGCTCAAGGTCATCGACGCGGACAGCTACAAGGTCCAAGGCCGTCGCATCCTCAGCAACGAGAAGGTCTGCAGGATTCGCTACGTCCGGGACGTGGAAGACCCAGCGCTGTGGGACGCATCCTTCACAGACGCTTTCACTTATCAGCTAGCCGCAGCGATCTGCTTTAGCACGGTCGGTCAGGCATCCATGGCCGAGCTGATGGCTGGCCTCGCAGAGCAGAAGCTACGACAAGCCAAGTACATCGACTCAACAGAGGATGTGCAAGAGGCGATGGACGAGAACCGATCGCCTGCGTACACGGCGAGGTTCTGACCCATGCCGGTTCTCGATCACATCCAGACGACGTTCGACTTCGGCGAAATCTCACCGCGCCTCGATGCTCGGATCGACCTGCCTGCCTACAAGAAGGGCCTCAAAACCCAGGAGAACAGCTACACGCTGGTGCACGGGCCTGCAACCAAGCGCAGAGGCACGATGTACCAGGGAGAGGCAAGGAACTCAGCGCAACGAGTCCGCCTGATCCCATACACCTACGACCAGAACAACCAGTTCATCCTGGTCTTCAACGACGGGCGCATCGAGTTCCTGAAGAACTGGCAGTTCGTCGAGTCGTCTCCCGGTGTTCGGTACTCGATCACCATGCCGTACACGGAATCCCAACTGGACGACATTCGCTTTACGCAGCCGGGAAACACGATGTTCCTCGCGCACGCTTCGCACTTCCCGAAGCAGCTTTCCCGCATCAGCGACACCAACTGGGTACTTGCGAACATCCCGTTCATCTACCGTGCGGTCAGCGACGTGACGTTCTCGAATGCCTTCATCACGTTCCGGCTCATCAACGGCTCCACGAAGTTCGTGTCTGGACAGTCCTTCACCATCACTACATCCTCAGGGGCCATCAGCTCCGTGAGTGCCATTTCTGGTGCTGGAAACGGGCAAGTCGCCGCTGTGGCCTCTATGCCGGGCGCATCCACCAGCGAGACATGGACTGTCACCTGCGTGTTGGCTTCCGATTCGCGCCAGGAGTGGACCGTCACGGGCTCAGTGTCTGGCGCATCGCCAGCCTACTGGAAGACCGGCAACTATCCGCAGGCCGTGGCCTCGTTCGATCAACGCCTGTACTTCGGAGGATCACCCCAGTTTCCACAGCACATCTGGGGGTCCGCAGCCGGCGACTTTCTGAACTTCTCGGTTGGCAACCGTGAGAACGACGCTGTCATCCTTCAGCTTCTGAGCAACGACCACGCAGCAATCCAGCACTTGGTTGGCGCTCGAAATCTGATGCCAATGACGACTTCCACGGAGTTCAGCTTGTCCGGTGTCAACAACTCGTCCGTGTCAGGCATCTCCGCCAACAACGTCAAGGACCACACCCGACACGGTAGCTCCAACGTCAGGCCACTCCGTATCGGACGTGAGGTGATCTTCGTCCAGCGGGACGGCAAGAAGGTCCGAGCCATCAGCTACTCGGTCACGGAGGACGCCAACGTCGCTCCCGACATCACCGTATTTGCTGAGCACTTGACCGAAGGCAAGCACATCGTTGACATGGCCCTCGCATCCGCCCCCGACTACATCGCCTGGATGGTCTGCAGCGACGGCACGATGCTATCCCTCACGCTGGCCCGTGACTACGAGACCAACGCCTGGGCACGCCACACCACTGACGGTCAATTCGAGTCGATTGCGACACTCCCAGGCGATGGGGTAGATGACGTGTACGTGGTCGTGAGACGGACCATCGACGGTGTGGAGAAGCGCTACATCGAGATGTTCGACTATGAGGACCTCGATACCGTCTACACGGACTGCAGCATCTACTACAACGGCACGCCAACAACGACCATCAGCGGCCTTGACCACCTGAAGGGAAAGACCGTTGCCGTGATGACCGACGGTGTCGTTCACCCTGTTCGCACTGTCAACGAGGATGGTGAGATCGTGCTACAGCGACCAGCATCCCGAGTCTGGGCTGGTCTACCGTTTACCATGAAGTTGGAGTTGCTGAGCCCTGAGTACGGGGACGTGAACGCCTCCTCACAGGCCAAGAAGGTGAAAGCGACTGAAATCTTCGTCAAGTTCCACAGGAGTGTGGCCGCCAAGGTCAACGGTCGTGAAGTGATCCACAGGAGTCTGGCTGATGGCCTCGACACTGCGCCGACCCCGTTCACAGGAACGAAGCGCATCGACGGAGACAACAGCTGGGTAGCCCCGCACTACACCTTGATCGAATCCGAGAACCCGACTTCGCTGACAGTTCTCAGCGTGATCACACGCTCTGCAATCAACTGATCTCGCATCGTCTCACTAAATAGTTCTCACACAACAGAGTGGGAACTACACATGCACGTGAGACAAGCCGTCCTAGAGGACATCCCAGCCTTCGTCGAACTCGGCCGCGAGATGCACTCCGAGAGCAGCGTCTTCAGCCGGTACAACTTCGACGCGACGAAGCTCGCCGCCTACCTTCAGCAGCTCATCGAGAGCGATTGGGGCATCGTCCTCACCCTCATTGCCGATGAATCAATCGCCGGCGGATTTGCTGGCGTGATCGTTCCGCATTGGTTTGGGCATGACGCTTGGGCATCTGACATCGCCCTGTTCGTCAGCGCAGGGCATCGAGTCAGCCGTGCTGGCTTGCTTCTGCTCAACAACTACGTGGAGACGGCAAGACAGAAGGGTGCAGACCAGATCGTCATGGCGAACTCCACTGGCTACGAGCCCGATCGGGTGGCAAAGCTGTTCGGATCGGTCGGCTTCGAGAAGGTGGGCTACGTGATGTCGATGCACGTCCCGAAGGGAGGTCAGTAATGTGCGTCACAGCAGCAGTAGCCGTTGTCGGGCTGGCTTCCGCTGGAATGTCCGCCAATGCTCAGAGGCAAGCAGGCAAGGCATCGGCGATTGAGTCACGAGTGGCAGGGTTTGCCGCCGACTACGAAGGTCAACTGGATCGCGCGCTTCGCAACATGGAGGCGGACGACACGATGACCGCTGCCCAGAAGGAAGCCAATGAAATCCGCAGGCAACAGTTGATGGTCCGTGGCCAGATGGCTGTAGCGCAATCAGGATCGGGCGTCGTCATGGGTGAAGGCTCAGCACAAGCTGCCATGGACCTCGCAGACACGCTGGCCGCATCTGACACCCTTGCTGCCCTCTACAGCGGTGTCAACAAAGCGGTCTCCATCCGCTACCAAGGCGAACAGTCCGCCAGAGCTGGGGCCAACGCGCTCGTCTCGGCCAATCGCAGCGCTGCAAACACCGAAAGCGCATCACGTCTCAACGCTGCTGGAACGCTGCTTGGCGGTGTTGCCCAGGCTGGCGGGGTGTACTACGGAGCCAAGAAATGACCATCAGAATTCCAGACAACACCCGATCCGCGCCGTTAACACCCGGCGCAGGCGATGCGGGACCAGACCCAACACGAGTCTTCGGAGGTCGCCAGGAGAAGTTCAGCAACCAGCCGCAAGTTCAACGTGGTGTCGGTGGTGTGCCCGTACAGAACGCAGCAGCGCCCTACGAGGCAGCAGCACGCACCTTCCAGCAGGTAGGCAACGCAGTCACAGGCGCCGTTGACCAAGTGCAAGCGCTTCAAGCTGCCAACGAGACGGGCCGCGCAAAGCTCATGCTGTTGGAGATCGAGAAACAAGACGCCGCGCTTCGGGACCGACTTTCGGCTGACCCTGACTTTGCGAAGCGCACTACGACCGAGCAGGCAGACCGCTACCAGACAGAGCGCGACCTGTTCATCGACAAGGCAAAGGCAGACGCTGGTCTGTCCCACCAGAAGGTGGTCAAGGAACTGGACTTGGAGCTTGAGCAGTTCAAGGTGCGCAGCGGGATCGACTATCACGAGCGCGTCATCAAGCCCCGCGTTGTCGCTGAAGCGAAGATCACCGACACGAAGAGCGACAACCTGGTCATCGACACCGTCACCCTTGACCCGACGCCGGAGAACGTGGGCAAGGCAGCGGCGAACATCGTTGAGCGATACGACGACCCACGTGCGTATGCCGTCTATGGCGCGCATGGTGCCAAGGTCATGCGTGAAGCAGCCATCAAGCGCCTGCAGGATGCCACCCTCGTCGGATTCCAAGACACGCTGGAGAAGTCGCCCATCGCGACCTACAACGGGGGAGAGATCACCAAGGAGAGCATGCAGTCCGGTGAGGTCGCAATGCGAATCGCTGACCAGAAGTTCCGCTTCTCAAACGTCGTCGGTCAGCTCCCCCTCACTGAGCAGGCCAAAGCCGTCTTGATCGACCGTGGCAACAAGTACATCGACCAGTTCTCCAAGAAGGCGATCAGCGACCACAACGCCCTCGTCAAAGAGCAGAACAAGCAGCGACTGGACCAGATTCAGGACAACCTCGATACATGGTCGGTGCAGTTCGGCGTCCTGGCACGTCAAGGCGCTCTGACAGAACGCGAGGCATTCAGCCAATTCGAGAAGCTCGTCAACGACCCGGCCATCAAGGACGATCCGCAGGCCGTCAAGAAGGCTTACCTCGCGTATGACAAGGTGTCCGACGAGATCGCTGCTCAGCGCCGCCACCGTGAGCGCATGGAGTCCGATCGTAGAACCAGGCTGTCCATCGCTGAGCTTCGAGTAGCCAATGACGTAGGTGTCAGCGGCAGTTCGCTCGATCAGGTATGGAAGAAGAACGGCACTCTCACGTCCTTCTTCAACAACGACAACCGCCTCAATGAAGCGCACCTTGCAGACATTGCCAAGGCTGGCGCAGTACCAACCTCCGTCATCGGGTCGATCCGAAACGACCTTGCCAGTGGCGACCAACTGGTCCAAGCGCGCGGCATCGTCAACCTCATGGCGATCAAGAACCACTCGTCGAAGGCACAGCAGGCCCTGTACAGGGAGCTTCCAGACGAGTACGCAGGCGTCATCAACCGCCTGGACAACGGACAGACCCCCAAGGAGGCACTGTCGTTCCTGACCAGACCACGCAACACGCCCGACGTGGAGAAGAAGCTACGCAATCAGGCGGACAGCAAGAAGCCGAAGGAGATTGCGCTGAAGGCCATGAAGGACGCTGGATTCGACCCAGAAAAGATGGGTGGAGGCATGAAGGAGGAAGCGTTCGATCAATGGCGCGATGCCTACAGCCGAGCCAATGGCGACGAGAAGCTGGCGAGCGATCTGTTCCGCCAAGACCTCGCAAAGAACCGGACCTGGGGTGTCTCTAAGTTCACCGACAAGGTCGAGAAGTACCCGCTGACGAACTTCACTGGCTCAAAGGACGTGGCAACGCAGTTGATCAACAAGGACTTCCCTGAGACGGTTGGCAAGACCGTAGTCCCTGTGTTCAACGGTATCCGAACCAGCGACGGCGAGCAGATTCCGACCTATGACATATTCGTCAAGGGCGATGACGGTCTGCTAGAGCGTGTCACTTCAGATCGACGGGTGTTCTACACCACCAGGGAAGAGGTGGGCGCCTTGGTCGAAGCTGAGCGCAACAAGGCTATCCAGGCAGAGGTGGATAAGGCACAGGCGCAACGTGACAAGGATCTTGCAGCGGAACTCCGTGGCCGTCCGAATGCGGATGCCCTCAAGAACAGACCGCTCATGGACAGATTTGGAGACAAGAACTAATGGCGATCCTCGACACTACCGATTGGGGCTCTGACGACAACGACCCGAACGCACCAGCTGCAGCCAAGAAGCCGACCCGTACAGGGTTCGTAGATGGCGTCAAGGCGACATGGGCGCAGGAATCCATCTGGCAGGGCAGCAAGGTCCGCTCAGTCACCGAGTACCCCTACGACGCATCCTTCGACTACAAGTCCTATGACCAAGACCTCTGGCCGCTGGTAGCTGGCGCACGCAACAAGGAGCACGCTGACAACATCGTCGAGCAGGCCACCATCGAGCGCAGGAACAAGGAGATCATGGACAACCAGAACTGGGCACTTGGTCTTGCAACGGGTGTCACGGTTGGCCTGACCAACCCGCTCAATTACATCGGCCTTGGCAAGGCTGCAACGCTGACCACGGCCGCAGTCAAGGGCGCTGCCGGCGCCGTGCTTGGTACTGCAGCCACAGAGCCACTCCTGCACTCAAGGCAGGTTACACGCACGCTGGAGGATTCCGCCTTGAACGTGGCAGGCTCGGCCCTGTTGGGTGCACCACTTGGTGCAGCTGGAAAGCTGGTCAGCAACCGATTCACCGAGGGAACATGGCTGGGTGGCAAGCCCAACGTGTCGAAGTCCAAGCTGTTTGAATCCATCGAGAGTGGATACGGCGCCGACTCCATCAGCGCAGCAAGGGCGCGTACTCGAACGGCTGAGGATGCCGCTATCGCAGACGCACCATGGATGCCCAAGGGCTGGACTGAGAAGCTGTACCGATTCAGCATAGTCGGGCCGATCCGTCGATCAGCCAACCAACGCACCCAGACATCCGATTTCCTGGCAACCCGAAACGCCGCACAGGCGCTGGTCAGCAACAAGCTGGCGACAGGCGAGAACGCTGCAGGCGTTGCATCCGAGGTGCCCCTTGAGTTCGGTATCCGCCAGAACGAGCGCGCTGCTTTCACCAAGCTGGTTGACCTTGACAAGAACATGCGTGATGCGTGGTGGGCAAAGGTCGATTCGGGACACTACGACGCCTCGAAGATTCTTGAGACGCTTCGAGCCTTCGATCCGGCGCTGAGCCCCGACTACAAGGTCACGCGAACCACCTTCGACAAGCTTCTCAAGTACCACATGGCCGACGCCGACCTTGTGAAGGACATGCCCGAAATCGAGACACGCGCCAAGATCGAAGTGGATCAACGAGCACAGATCGACGCGGACAAGATCGACTTCGGTGTCTACAAGGACAAGAGCCAGCTCATCGACATCAGCACAGGCCTAAAGGTCGTCAAGCCAGAAGACAGCGTTGAAGCCATCGAGCTACGCAAGCTGAAGACTGAGCGTGACGAGCTGGCCGAGGAGTTGAAGCGCGCTTCAGCCTCTGCGGTTCCACAGGGCGAGCTTGACCTGATGAAGGCGAAGATGGACGCCCTGGCAGAAGAGGCAATCAACCCCGCCAACCGGGGTGACAAGGAACTTCTCAAACGCATTCGTGAAGAGCACTCCAAGTTGCGCAAGGAGTACGACAAGGCCCGCCTTCCAAGGGTCGCCAAGGAAGAGATCGAGGCCATTCGCAAGCGTGCCGCCGAGGTGAGCGCATCCATTGACGAGTACTCCGACCGTCTTGCACAGCGTGTCATCGAATACGACAGCCTGGTCCCAACCTCCAAGACCCACCGATTCGCCTACGAGGACGGCTCCTACTACCTGTCCCGCGCGTTCGACAAAGGCCGAATCCTTGGCAACCGAGACGCCTTTCAGCAGTCATTGATCGAGGGCTGGGCAGCACGCAATCCCGAGATCGACGCCATGGACCCTGAAACGTACCTCGAACTCAAGCTGATGGCCGAGCAGGTCACCAACAAGCTGCTCAATGAGGAATACACCGTCTCGCTGGGTGAGCTTGCGCAGAACCTCGACCTGCCGGGCAAGTACACCAAGGGACGCACCTTGAATCTCGACGACCGCTTCCTGGTCAACTGGACTCACGACGACATAGTGGCGACCCAAATGCGCCACCTCAGCCAGTCGATCACGGACATCGAAATGGCGAAGCGCGGCTTGAAGTTCGCCGACCTCATCAACAACATTCAAGACGAGTTCAAGGTCAAGGTCGATGAGATCAACGTCACGATGGGCGCGGGCACCAAGAAGGCTGCAAAGGCCATCAACGCACTTGCCCGTCAGAGAGACGACGACATCAAAGAGCTTGAGTACATCATGCGCCGACTCAAGCGCAAGACCCCACCCAGCCAAGGCGCAGTAGCCGACTTCATCGACACGAGCGTCAACCGACTGAACGTGGTTGCTGGAACCGTTCAGCTGGGATCATCAGCATTTCCGAACTCCCTTGGCGACGTGGCATCCACAGCCCGTGTCATGGGTACGGGCAACATGCTCAGAGTGATCGGGAGGATGTTCAGCCCGGCAGACCTCGCAGACATGAAGTCCGAGGCGAAGGCGCTGGGCATCCTGACGCAGGATGTGGACAACATCGTCCGTGAGCAACAGTTCTCCGAGATGCTGAGCGAGTCACTTGACCCGAACAAGGGCTTCAAGGGCACCGCTTCGCAGTACCTCGATCGCGGCCTGGACAAGCTCCAGAAGGGGTTCGCCACCGTCTCCCTGGTGGAGCCATGGACGAAGGTAACTCGCGTGGTGGCTACGGAGACGGCCAAGCGCCACATCGTCAAGTCAGCGTTCAAGGGCTGGGGCAAGCTGAGCAAGACGACTCAGATGGACTTCGCCAAGTTCTACATCGACGAGGACATGATGCAGCGAATTGCCAAGGAGGCACGCGCTCATGGCATGGACGAGAACAACTTCAAGGTCGCAGACATTGCAAGGTGGGAGGATCAGGAAGCGGCCCGCGTCATCAAGGCGTCCATCTACGCCCACGTCGAGCAAGCACTGAACGTCCCATCGGTCGGTACTGGCTCGCAGTTCATGAATGAGCACACCATCGGCCGCATCCTCATGCGCTACCAGTCGTTCAACATGGCATCTCACGAGAGCATGTTGCTGTCGTCACTGCAGAACGGCGATGCATCCCGTCTGGCTGTAGGCGTCATGAACTACACGGCTCTGAACTTCATGTCCCTGCTGGCCTACGACACGATCACCGGTCGGGATACCAGCTGGGAAGGCTACTTCGGCACCCAGGATGCCCGTGAACTCACCGCATGGAAGATCCTGCTTCGTGGTGGCTTCGTCGCTGCTGGCGCCGATGGCGCTGTCGGGTTGCTCAAGCTGCTTGGTCACGACAAGTCCCCATTGGCTGAGCAACTGCGCGAGTGGTTCCCGAAGTCCATCGAAGACGAGGTCTTCCCGAAGTACAAGGAGGTGGACACCCTAGCCAAGCTGGCAGGGCCGACCTACGGCTACCTCGAAAAGGCGATCTCTACCGGAGCGGGCCTGTTGGATGGCGAGTGGACGCCCAAGGACGTGACTGGGATTAGATCGATACTTCCAGGTCAGAACATCGGCTGGCTGCGCAGCTCGATCGACTACGTCGAAGAGCTTCTTGGTGGCCGTGACGCAGACCGCAACGGCGGATCGAACTACACAAAGGACGCGGTGGAAGCCCTTACGCAATAGCCCGCCAAGTAAATACCTGACGCACAACAACAAGCGTCAGGTACATGAACAACAAGAACAAAGCGCTCATCGGGAGTGAGCACAAGAAGTCCGTACAGCATCGGATCAACAAGGGAGGGGCGGGAGAGAACGCCCTCAGCCGCACTGCTCACACACAGCTGCCCCGACGACTCGAAGCCATCTACATCGCCTTTGCGAAGGACGTGGCGAATTCATCGCTGGTCCTGACACGCGCAGAGCTGGACGAGAACCCATCGACAAAGCTGCTTCCAGATTCCGAGAAGGACTTGCTGGTCAAGTTCTGGCCGGCATTCAGGTTGAGGGCTCAGCAAGCATCCAAGATCGGCATGGCTCGTGAGGATGGCGTGAAGCGCCTTGCGAAGTCGCAGAAGGATGCGAACGTCCTCAAGCGCCGCTACGGTGTCAAGGACTCCATGAGCGAGCCTGACCAACTTCGAGCGATGGCGCACATCACCGCCCGCCAGTTCAAGGAGTCGGCGATTGTCCTGGCAACCATGCCGGCGCCAGAGGCGGACACGGACAAGCTGGACCTTGCACTGTGGAAGGAGCGATCCGAACGGGTCAAGGCATTTGCCTACATCACAAAGACGGCAATCGATCTGGCCGCGCGCCTGGAAGAAGTCACCACAGACGAACTGCAATCCGCTGAGCTTACAGATGAGGCCCAGTCGCTTCTGGACCAGACCAATGCAGAACTGATCAACAGAGGGTACCAACACCTTCTGTCTCCTGAAATCACCGATGACGTAGCCGCTGACGAGCAAGACTCCGAGGCGGACGATGGCGGACAAGCAGAGTAAGAAGCCATCCCCCCAAGCAGCACGAAGGCTCCGTCAGAAGTCAGTTGAGAAAGTTGCGCTACCGGCGCCGACTGCGGCCAAGGTGTCATGCACCTTCCAGCAGTTCTTCCTGGTGTGGGCAAGTATTCAGGTGCCCAAGTGGGACGTTCCAGATTTCCACTTCGACATCCTCGACTTCCTGTCGAAGCACGCCAACTGGGCCAGCAATACAGGCGTCGTCCAGATATTCCGCGGTGCAGGCAAGTCGACCATCGTCGGCCTGTTCATCGTGTGGATGCTCACGCAAGACCCGACGCTGCGTTTCCTGATCCTCTCAGCCGACAAGAAGACTGCCACCAAGATCACGCAGGACGTTGCGTCGATTATCCAGCGCCACCCGCTGGCAAGACACCTTCACGGCGAGGAAGGTGCATGGCGTCAAGACCACCTCGTAGTCGCTGGCTCCACCGACGGCCGGAACCCGAGCCTCACGAGCTGGGGCGTGATGTCGAACATCACCGGCTCACGTGCTGACTGGATCATCTACGACGACACGGAGGTACCGAAGAACTCACAGACCGAAGCCGAACGGGATGCCCTACGCGAGCGTCTCGACGAAGCGACCCACATTCTGGTTCCTGGCGGCTACGAGTTGTTCGTCGGCACACCGCACAGCTTCGACTCCATCTACCCCGAGATCACGGGCGAATCGGACAAGGAAGACCCGCTTCGAAGTGGATCGTCGAGCCTGAAGATTCCGGCGCTCAGTGATGTCAGGGGCGAGTTCCCTGAGTTCGATGGCGTCCCGACGTGGCCTCAGCGGTTCCCCGTTGCTGAACTTCAGAAGCGTGCCCGCAGTTCCCACACCAAGGGTCACTTCCTCTCCCAGTACCTGCTGCAGCCGTACAACCCCGACGACTGCGTTCTCGACCCGACGTTGGTCGCCACGTACACGGCAGAACTGGACCTGCACACGGCGAACGGTGCAACGCTTGCCCGAATCAACGGCGTGCGAGTCATGAGCTACTCGTGCTTCTGGGACCCATCCTCAGCGAAGCTCTCGGCAGACGACAGTGTTCTCGCCATCATCTACTCAACCGACGACGGCCACTACTACATCCACCGAACCCACAAGCTGACTGGCGATATCAACGACCAGATTGTCGAGGTCATGGAGGTCATGAAGGAATGTGACGTGTCGCACGTTGTGATCGAGGCCAACGGTGTTGGCGAGTTCCTGCCAGCCATGTTCCGCAAGGCTGCGACTGGTCGCGGCTTCACCTGCGAGGCAGCGTACGCGAACATGAACAAGGCCCTGAAGATCATGCAGGCCTATGAAGTTCGGTTGTCTGGTGGTTTCATCCACGCCCACAAGTCGGTAATGGACTCCTCGTTCCGAACCCAGCTTCGAGACTTCAATCACCGAAGCGTCGGGCGCAGCAAGGATGACTTCATCGACTCAGTTGCATCTGCCATCCTGCGCGAACCGATCCGCCTGAAGGCTGGTCACTACGGCAACCGGGCATCGGTCTGGCAGCAGAACATGGGCAGCACGATCGAAGTGCCCATGGACGGTCTCACGTTCTGATGGCTGGGAATAAATACGTCTCACAACAAGAGGTGAGACCTACATGCCCGTTCTGAACCAGACCCCAATTCGAGAGTACATCGCATCCGGCAGCGGAACCGTCTTCGTCTACGACTTCAAGATCGTCGATGAAGAGTCGCTGAAGGTCTTCATCGACGAGGTCTTGCAGACCACTGGATACACCGTGTCCGATGTGGGCAGCATGGGTGGTGGAAACGTCACGTTCTCGGTTGCGCCGCCAGCAGACTCTGTGATCCGCCTGGAGCGACAGACGCCTTTGGTTCGTGAGACGGACTACATCGAGGGTGGAGCGCTTCCTGCCGAAGTTCTCGATAGCGACTTTGACCGCATCGTGCAGATGGTGCAGGAGCTGGACGCAAAGACGCTGCAGGCGTTTGGTGGCTCAGGCACAGACGCTCATGGCCGTCGAATCACCAACGTTGGAACACCAATTGACCCGACTGACGCTGTCACAAAGGTCTGGGCTGAGACAGCGGGAACGTCATTTGTGTCTCAGGCTGCAGGCCATGCAGCAGCAGCGGGTGTAAGTGAGACGAATGCAGCCGCAAGCGAGTCAGCAGCTTCCGACAGTGAAGACGCGGCAGCAGCCAGTGCCGCAGCGGCTGCGCTCAGCGAGGCAAACGCAGCAGCAAGCGAGTCGGCAGCCAGCACGTCAGAGAGCAACGCGGCAACCAGTGAAACGAACGCAGCCGCGAGCGAGGCCGCTGCAGCAATCTCCGAGACGAACGCAGCGAACAGCGCTTGGACCGCAAGCAATGCAGCCACAGGTGCTTCCTCAGCACAGAGCGCAGCAATCGCCGCAGCTGAGGACGCCGAGGAAAGTGCGATAGCTGCAGCCGCCAGTGCAGCCGATGCAGAGAACCGCGTGCCGAAGACGAGCAACACAGGCTCAGCAGTCATGCCAACGGGTACCAGCGCTCAACGCGATGCGATCCCTGGCCACGGCTACACCCGCTTCAACACCACGCTCCGAACGCTTGAGACCTACGACGACGTAGCGATGGCTTGGGTGCCTGCGGGACAAGGGGCTACAGGACCAGTCGGCAACCCGGTCTTCTACGAGAACGACCAGTCCGTGACTGGCGACTACACGCTGCCTGGGAACAAGAACGCCATGTCCACGGGACCGATAACTATTGCAGACGGAGCCACGGTGACCATCAGTGATGGTGCTACTTGGGTCATCGTCTAAAGGGAGAACTACATGCCAACAACACTACGAGGGGGTGACGACTTTGACACATCACCCAGCCTTCGAAGCCGAGTCAAAGTGCGCGGGGCGCAGGGGTTCGGCTCGACCAACACTTGTGTCCGCCGCTGGAGCACGCTGGACTATTGGGAAGGAACGGACATCAGTCAAACGGACAGCGCCTCACTCGGTGCGTCGTTCACGATCAATACGGACGGAATCTATGCGATCAGCTACAGCGACAACTTCAACGCAGTCGGCACACTCGTGATCACCAATACGAACAACAACCTCAACACCACAGCGTCAGTGTTGGACGTGCTCGTTATGCAGACCACCGGGGGAGCCAATTTGGCAGGCGCATGCAACTGGATCGGATATGTCCCTGCAGGCACAGTCATCCGAGCGAGAACGTACGCACCTGTTGGCGGCAATGGAACCCTCACGGCTTCAGAACACTTCAGCATCGTGAGGGTCTCGTAATGAGCAGCACTCTTCGATTCAACAACTGGAAGTCCGGGGACGGCTCACATGACTTCTTCAAGTGCTATGCCTGGGTGAACTTCAACGGCACTGGAACATTGGCGATTCGCGCAAGCGGCAATGTCAGCAGCATCACCGACAACGGCACAGGCGACTACACCGTGAACTTCGCAACGGCTCTGCCGGATGCGAACTACGCCTACACCCTCGGCGGTCAGTACCCAACGAACAGCATTGTCGGTGCCATGCAGCAGACATCAGTCGGCGGGCAAACCGCATCGGCGTTCAGACTGCTCACCGGCAGTGCAAACGCGAACTCGGCAGCAGACTACCCGACGGCCTGCGTTGCAGTGTTTAGGTAAGGAGAACAAGAACAATGAGCAGCGCACTTCAATTCGACACCTTGAACACACGTGACGGGAGCAGCAGCATCGGCGTAGAGCGCTTGATCAAAGGCGCTTGTGCCGCTTGGATCAACTCCAGTGGCGTGAGCAACGTGATTCGCGGCAGCTACAACGTGAGCTCGATCACTGACACAGGAACTGGTGCCTACACCATCAACTTCGCAACGCCGCTACCGGACGTGAACTATGCAGCGGTGGGCGCGACAGACAGTTTCGTCTTGTCCACAAGGACTCGCACAGTGAACGGCTGTGACGTGGTGACATTCAGCAGCACAACCGGTACCCCAGCGGACTACTCACAGAACTCGGTGAGCATCTTCAGATAAGGACAACAACAATGAAAGTACTCGCGTACCCAACAGTCGATGGCGCATTGAGCGTCGTGATCCCAGCACCTGGCTACACGCTTGCCCAGGCACTCGCCAACCCTGACGTGCAAGCCAGCTTGGATGCCAATCAGTCGGCAGGCCAGCCCGTGCAGATCGAAGACAGCGATCTACCAGTAGACCGCATGTTCAGAGGCGCTTGGACATTGGACGGCAGCTCCTGCATTGAGTGCCCCGTCAAGAGCAAGGAAGTGGCTCACGACATTCGCAGATCGATGCGCGAAGCGGAGTTCGCACCGCACGACAAGGTCGTTGCGCTTCAGCTACCTGGCGCAGAGGCTGCAGAAGCAGAGCGCGTAGCCATCCGAGCCAAGTACGCGACGATGCAGAGCGACATCGATGCGGCTGAGACGGTGACTGCGCTACGCGGCATCCTTACGAGCTGATCGCTTACCAGATCACCTTGGCGGTCGATCTAGATCGTTGTCAACGATGTAGGCTGTTCCTGCGGGAAGAAGATTCACCACCTCTTCGCTCACACTGTTCCGAACGACTGAGATGAAGTCTCTTGCCTGCAGCTTGTGTAGGGCGTGATTGAAACGCACAGTTGTCTGTTTGGTCATGCTTTGCAGTATGTCGATGTCCACGTTGTCATCGGCATGTGCCAAGGTTCCAAGCATGAGTAGTTCCTCTGGGCTGACCTTGTTTAGATGCTCATGCAGGACATGGTCGGCCTCCGCCGAGGCAAGCTCGTAGGAGACAGACTCTTTGAGTCGATGCGCTCCAACTGACGCCCTCGCTACAAGGAATAGCGTCACGAGAAGAATGGATAGCGGAACCGGGATGGTGAACGCCAACATCGTCCACATGAAGGATGCAGAGGCGCCGAGCCAGTCAAGTCCAGTGGGCAGATTCGCGCTTGCACGATCCAGAGCCCAGGTGGCAAACGCCAGAACTAGGCTCCCAATCACTGCGGCTTTAACTTCCTTCGACATCTTCGAACTCCTTCCGTGCACGAATCGTAGCAACTAGTGGCGCTATTTTTCGGGCAGTTAAAGGGCCGCGTTTTTTGTGGTAGGCCCCGCGCTGACGGTCGTGCTCCAGCCAATAAGTACATCAGAACCCTAGGGATTGGAGGCGCTGTCTCCTTGAATTCGGGTCGAAGCATCCGAACAACAGGGGGAGACACATGACTTTGAAGCAATGGGGGATGGGACTGCTATCGGCGACCTTGATCGGCGGAGCTGGCTACTTCGGTGTAGCCATCATCGAGACGCGGGAGAACGTCGCGGTGATGTTGAGCGTCATGCAGACCTACAACGCAGTGCAGTCCGACCACGAAGCCCGCATCCGTGTTGAAGAGCGTGCAACCCTCGATCACGAAGGGCGCATCCGTGCGCTGGAGGGTAAGCAATGAAGCTCGTAGACAAGTGGTGGAAGGCGTGGACCGTCTGGGTAGCGGCCACAGGTGTTGCGCTGCCGGAGATCTTGCAACTGATTGCAGAGAACACCGCGCTGATCCCGTTCCTACCGCCTGAGTGGCAAGGACTCATCAGACTTGCGGCGCTTGTGCTCGTTCTGATCTTGCGACCGATCAAGCAGTCGAACATGCGGGACTAGAAGGGCGGCTTGTCCAGATCGTTGCTGACAACGTAGTCAGTTCCCTCACTAGTGAGGTAGATGCTCGAATTGCCCATAGCGCTTGGGGCGTATCCGACCAGCCCCTTGTCTGCTAGCAGCTTGACAGTGTGTTTAAGTCTTATTTCACTCGATGATGTTCTGGCTCGTGCCAGATCCATTGTCAGCATGTTCCTTGTGGCAGTTGCGAGGGCGTCGAGTAGCACTAGCTCTGGCTCTGTCAGTTCAACCGATTTTTTAGGTTGATCTTTTTCGTTTAGTCGTGCCTCTAGTTCGCGTAGGCGGGCGAGCATTCCGTTCGCTTCAAATCCTATGCGGATGAACACGGCACCAACTAGCAGTACGACCCATGTGTAGACCGGTCTGGGCGTCCCAAGCCACGTCAGAACGTCTGCGGAAAGCGCTGAAGCCCATTGGAGCCAAGCAGGAACAGCTTCCTTCAACGTGGCAAGAACCCACAGTACGCCCGCCACCGCCAAGCCTGCTGCGACCTGAATCAAGAACGACTCAACACGCTTCATCTTCCCTATCTCCTTGTGCGCGACATCGTAGCCAATCCCGAGGCATGAGAAAGGGCCCTTGGCGGCCCCTTCGTGGAGTGAGTACGGGTCAGTACTCGGAGGGAAGCAGGATCGTCGTCACGCTGCGATCCCACTCGGTGATGATCCACACCCGGTGTTCCGGGCCGTGGAGGTTGTACGAGCTAAAGAGCCGCCCGCCTGACCTCAACGCCTCGTCGTTGGTGCACTTGTCCTCTTGGTCGAGGTCGCCCCAATCGCACAGCTGATGTCGCAGCAAGAGCAGCGCAGGGTTCACCTGCACCACCTGAAGAAGGGCGATGGCACCCTTGGTAGCCACCACCCGCCCGAGTTCGAAGTTCACTTGAGGGCTTCGAGTGCGCTCAGGTACTTCGTGATGCGGGCCTGGAACCCGGTGAGTTCGTCCGTGGTGATCTTGCCCGCCAACACTTGCTTGCGGATTTGCTCGTCGATGCGATCCAGCAGAGGCTTTTGAACCTTGGGTTCTTTGGGAGCCTTGGGGGTCTTGGCGGCGGGAGTGGAGGTTTGGGTAGCCATTTGCATTCCTTTGAAGGGTTGCATCGATCGAGATTGATCGATAGATGAATACTATTTTGCTACTCATGGGGTGTACACAAGAACGAGGCGGGGAACCTCGGTTGTTACACTTCTCTCCGGCCTGCAGCCCAACGGCGGCGCGGCCTCCAGACCGCCACTGTATGCTTGTACAGTGTGGATTGCGCTTGAACTTCAGTACAAGGATGGGGTGCGGACCAAGGGTCAGTGGCCGCCCCTGGTGGGTGAGCTACGGTCTGAGAGCGTCAAGGGCGTACACGTCCTCAGGCTGCTCGATCTGAACCAGTCGAAGACGGGTCCGTTGGCGACCCTTTGGAAGCCCGAACTGGTCGGAGCGGGGTCATCACATCTCCGCATCAGCGGCATGGAGGTGAAGGGCGACGGTGATCGACGAAGGTGGTTCGCGCAGCAGTGGTACTGCGAGGTGCTCACGCATCAGCGTGCGATGACTTACTTCGACAAACGCATGATCACTGGTGAGTTACCCTCTGCTCACAACTGAACTGCACCACACTTCCCTTCTCATTTTATATAGCGGTCGACTGATCTAAAACTAAAGTTATCTATTTCAAGTTTATAGAGCTTTAATACATTCATGAATGCACTGGATGGTATCCGCATCCTCGATTGCTCCCGGGTGCTCGCCGGCCCCTGGTGCACCCAGACCCTGGCCGACCTGGGCGCCGACGTGGTGAAGGTGGAGCGCCCGAGCGGCCCGAACC